ATCTCTATATCATCCGAAGACAAGAAAGTTTTTAATGCTGGTAAAATTAATTATACAACTAGATATATTCAAAGATCCTATGGGTCAATCCGCCAAGCAAGTTTGGTAGATCAAGAAAAAACCTGGATATATAAGCCTGCACTGCTATGGGAAGTATCTGGAACTGAAAATACAAAAACTATAAACGAAGTTGCAAGCACTCAGGGCAGTTATGTATTAGGTGCTATGCCAATTGCATCAGATGTTACTAGTGCTGTCCCCACGGTTGTTGGAAATCAAATAACAAATAACATAATTGACCTAGGAGAAAATGTTTATTGGCTTACAAGATATAGTGGATACCTATACTCTAATGCAGAAGTTGTTAAGTATGATGCTGCTGAGTTTAGCGTTACACTTGGACTTTGGTATGATATCAAGTCAGATGGAACAATAGACTACACAAAACAATACTTTGTAGATCCTGGAAACCTTGCTCCTGCATCAGTTATCTCTACCCTTGAGGCGCAGGTTAAAGCAAAGTCAATCACTCAGGAAGCGGCAGATAAAACTATTCAAGAATGGAAATCTAATCATAAACAAGGATCTAGCAATGTTTGGATTAGCAGCAATGAAGAATATCAAAAATATTTTTCAGTTATACCTTTTAATGGAAAAATATATCCAACGGGAAGAATAAGAATTTACACTGTTCCCTATTACGAAACAGTTAATGGCATCACAAGAATGAAGAACGGTGCCGTAGTTGAGCATGGTCGTGGACAGTTTGGAACACAGCCAACAGCACACACTGCTGGAATTAGTTCTTATTGGTCAAACAATGACAACGTTCGTGGATGTACTATGAACTCTGACTACCTATTTACAACAGATGCGCTTCCAACAGTTCCAACTACATCCGTTGGTGCTGCTGGAATTAACAATGAGCGTGCAAAGCAGACAACAAGAAATAGCATTATAAGAAACTTTATGTCTATAAGCGGCAAAACAGAAACAGAAGTAAACTCTTTTAGCCAAACAAGAACTGGAACTATTCAATCATCTGCACTTGTTATGAACGGTCCAGCGTTTACTACTACAGAAAAAGCAACCGATTTCATTTCTTATGTTTACAAGCCACTAGACAATGCTTATAAACATTTTGGAACAAGAATGCGTATAATTGGAAAAATTCAAAATAACCAAACAAGAGGTCAAACACCAACAGGAAGTAGTTCTTATTACCAAGTAACGGGATCTCTTACCGATCAAAATGTTAGTATTGGAGGTGGCTCTGGTGGTCTTGGCGTTATGCTTAATCCAGACACGAACAATGGCTATTACTTTGAAATTGTTGCATTAACAGAAAGCAACGTTGAGTCCTATCTTAAAACAAACCCAGATGGCTCTGAAGATGTTGTAATTCATAATGTTTTGTTTTATAAAATTAAAAAAGATAATGCAAACTCAAATGCTATTCCAGTAAAACTTTGGGGAGGCCTTTCAAAAATTACAGTTGACGATGGTAGTTTCACGGGACAGTATAGAATGACAACTGAAGAAACTCCAACAGTATACGATCTATCTGTTGAATATAAAGACATTGGAAAAACCAGAAGATTTTATTTATATATAAATAATAATTTAATTAAAATTGTTGATGACGTAGATCCACTACCAATATATAATAACATGGCCCTTTTTACTCGTGGATCATCTAGAGTTATGTTTGAAAATATTTATGCTTTAGCAGATAACTATTCTCAAAATACAGTTGCTACAGTAGTTGATACGATATCTAAAACTTTTGTAGATGATGCAATAGATATTAATGAGTCATTTAGAAAGTATGCAATGAGTGGCTTTGTTCAGTCTACCTATCTTTCAGGTGTAAGCGCACAGCAGCCACCAAAGTATAATATGTATTTTGATGAATTCGGAACTATCATGAGGGAGTGTGCATATTTTGACATTAAGTATGATCGTGCCTATCCAGCATTGTATGCACAACTATCTCCAACATTTAATCGCATCAAGGGATATACTACTTCTGGTTTCTATGCAGATTCATATGGCGCCGAGTTTCTTGTATTTAATGCTACAGATAAGGCAATTGTTCTTGATGACACAAGTGGAAACTATCTCAGAATTCAAGGCATCACATTTACACAGGACACCACCCATGAACTAACTGTTGATGAATACTTTAATAAAAGATCTAGCCTATCTGATCCAGAAATGCAAGGGGCAACAGTTTTAACATCTCCGTATGTTGAGGCAGAAATATATAATAAAATAAAACAAAGCAGAATGATTTATGGCAATAACGAATTTTCAATTGATGCTCAATATATTCAGACTCAAGATTCTGCTAATAGCCTAATGGGATGGATAATTGATAAACTTATGACACCAAAAAGATCTGTTGGTGTAAAAATCTTTAGCATACCAACAATTCAACTAGGAGATATAGTTACAATTAATTATAAGGATAATAACAATCTTGACATTATTGCTACACCTTTAACTAGATTTGTCGTGTATAATATTGAATATACAAGAAATCTAGATGGACCAAATATGACAATATACTTGAGTGAGGTGTAGGATGGCTATAGAAAATAATATGGGGTCGGTGTCTGCTACTCCTGCGACACCAACATCAATAGGCATTGCTTTTGTTTCTTCAAGCAGTACCACACAGGTAAAAAGTGCTACCAAAGATATCATATTGTTTGATGATGGAGCAGTTCCTGTAGAATTAATGGCAGATTTAATTTTTGAAAATATTGGGGGACAGGAGTTAATTAACATTGCAAGACGTGACACTGTTAACGGACAAAAGATTAGTTATCAGCCAATCAAAAATCTTTCATCTATAGAGCAACAGTATAACCCTAATAATATTGTTAGCCTTCAGGCAACCTCAGATAAATACTTTGCAAACTTTCCTATTAAACTTGACGACAAGATTCCCCAAACAGGAGAGGGAACTTCGGGAGATTATGTGTACATAGACCCAGTAACTGGAAACTTGATTGTGGAGACCGTAAATCTTGAAATAGATGAACAGGTAGAAGTTCAAATAGCCAGAAGTGGTACAATATATGAGACAGATTTTAATGAGGGAGTATCTTGATAACTAGTAAAGGCAAGTCTATTCTTGGAAAATACCTACTTGGCCAGGCTCCAGCCTATGCTTCATATGTGGCTATTGGTTGTGGCCCCAAACCTCTTGACACTACGGATGTACTTGGAAACTATTCAGAGAAGAAAACTCTTGATTTTGAAATGCTAAGAATACCAATATCTTCTAGAGGGTTTGTAAGTGAAGGTGGCTTAGACAAGATTGTTTTTTCTGCAGAACTTCCAGCAGAAGAAAGATATGAAATAACAGAGGTTGGAATTTTTTCTGCAAAATCAAACCCTTCTGCAGGATCATATGACAGCAAAACAGTTTTTTCTTTTTCTAGTTCAGAAAATTGGAACTACCACACATCATCTTCAGCAACAGCGATTACGCCAATACCTGAAGCACTTGATGATGATGATGACAACATAATTTCAACAACGCTAAAAGTTTTTCAAACAAACGCAGATAATTCAATTTTTTATAAAACATCAAGAGCGAATAGGTACGAAAGGTGCAGATTTTTAAATAACGTAATATTTATGCGTGGTGATGATGCAACCTTGACGGTTAGCGGAGGGCACTTTGTTATTGGTGCAGGATCTAATCACATACACTACACTAGACCAAGTGCAAACTTTTCTCAAAACTCTCCAATAGATGAACTTAGGCTAGCCTTTTCTGTTATCAACAAAGATGGAGATTCTGCTCTTGCACCCGACACAGTTAGAATTCTTGTAGACTTTGCATCAACAGACGCTGGAACTGGAGAGTATGCTAGGTTTGAGGCAGAAATAACTAATGGTACTGGGGCAGGAGAGTATGATTTAACTGAAAATAGATATGTGGTTATTTCAAAACAACTTCAAGAACTATATACAAGTGCTAATTTTACATGGAATGCTGTTACTGTTGCTAAAATTTATGTTAGTGCTATTGATGGTGGAGTGGTTTCAGATGACTATTATATTGCTCTTGATGCAATGAGGCTAGAAAATGTTGGAACTGTAAATGTCTTATATGGCCTTACAGGATACTCGGTTATTCAAAATCCTACCTCAGAGTCAATTATTAAATCACCTAATACAAGCAACTATGTTGAGTTTAGATTTTCTATAGGCGTTACATAATGGCTGAAATTATTAAAAAGGCAAAAGTTTTAAAAGAAGATTTGCCACCGATTAATAGCATCAATGGTACATATAGCGTAAGATATAGACTTATCTCTGAAGATAAAAACAGAGGATCTTCTTGGTCTTCTGTTTATAGTGTTGATCCTAATTATACATATGTTCCTGGAAAAATAAATATATCTTCATCTTCTGGTGTTGTTAATGTAACGTGGGACCCCGTAGTAGTTAAAATTGGCTCTAATACTATTCGTCAAGCAAAAGATTATGACATTTGGATTAAGTGGAGCAAGTCAGATGGAATAGGTGACTGGAACTATGCAGAAAGAATAACAACAAATAGCACTAGGTTTGTTGTTCCAGATACATTTTTTAGTGGTGGGGTAGATCAGTCTTATGTTCCGAATAGAATCACAGTTGAGGTATACTTAGTAGGAGAACCAGTAACAAGGGACTATACGACATTGCGTGTCTATAACCCAGCAATGCACACGGTCTAATGATATAATGGAGATATAATGGCAAAAGTACCGCTACCCGAAAGAGGGCAACCGATAGATGTTACGTACATCTATGAACTAACCAAGGCAGTTAATGATCTGTCTGCACAAGTGTCCTCAGCAACCTACAAGTCTACGACCGTGGATGCAGGGACTGCTGGTCCACAAAGTGTAAAAACATCAGATGCAAAGTTTGTTGGTGGGTATGTAGATGTAGCAAATAACAAAACAGTTACTGCTTCTTCAGAAGTTCCATTTTCTTTTCCCTACAGCGACTTTAAATATGCACCAGTAGTTACTGCAACACCAATCAATAAAGGTGGAACTCCAGCGGGACAAAACGTAACAGTAACACTAACAAGCGTTACAACAACAAGGGTGGATGGCATTGTGAGATTTAATGCTGCTGGCGATCTTACTGTTGGTGTTAACCTTATTGTTATTGGTATACCAAACTAACATTAAGGAAAACAAATTGATTTCTTGCAAAAAATGCAAAGGCAGAATGTTCGTTGATAGACAATACTCTAGTATTGATCATGTTGAAACTTACTGTATTCATTGTGGGTCAAGAAGATTTTTTCACCCACCAAACGAAAGTAAGGAAGGCGCATGGATACTTCTAAGCGAAAAATCCAGAGCGAAGCATACAATAACGAACCTGTAATTAAGGGTAAAGTTAAAGTATGGTTTTTAAATGGGGACCTAATAAAAGTTCATCATTCTTCAAGATCAACAGGACTAGTAACTGTATACAACATAACAAAAGACAGATTAGAATCTTGTATGCTTGTTGATTTTAAAAAACAAAGAGAAAGAGCCTACAGTGTATCAGAAACCGCTATTCTTGTCAATAGACATAGAAAGTATATTCCAAGTTTAATTAAACGAGGAGTTATTCCTCCACCGATTGGTGCTAGTTTAAATGGAGAAAGATCTTGGCAAACAAGAGCGTATTATTCAGAATCGCATGTCAAAGAGATTCGTGCTATACTTGCAAGTATACATATTGGGCAACCAAGAAAAGACAAATTAATAACAAACAACATGACTCCGACAAGCCAAGAATTGACACGGCGTATGGGAGACGGTATACTTACATATACGAAGACAGAAGATGGACGATTTATTCCAGTGTGGAGTGAGTCCATTTAAAATGAAATGGGTGGATAATGGAAAACGATTTAACAAAGGTATCAGTTACTCTGGGCTACACACTTAATCTGGGTAACTTTCAATCACTACGACTTGACCTTGGGGTTGTAGATAGCAAACGTGATGGTGAAAATACAGATCAGGCTTTTGAGCGTGTCTATAAGTTCGTAGAGGACAAGTTGACAGACAAGATCCGTGAGGCACAAGAAGAGGCTGCCGAAGCATAATGGCTGACCGCAAAGACCGAATGGCTTTGCTCAGTAGATTTAACAAGTTTTATGTTCAAAGATATGAGCAAAAGTCCAACATGAATTTGAATGTGGAACAGTGGGCTGCTGATGCACTCATTGAGTCCTATGGCATTAGTCAATGCTATGATGTTTTAGAATATTATTTTTCTATTGCACAAGATCCTAGTTGGAACTATTTTGCATATAACACAGAAAAAATTATAAATGGTAAAGCAGAAGTAGAGCAAGATAGAATAGACAGAGCAGAGCGCAGACGAATGGCTAAGGAGTGGCTAAGTGAATAATACAGAGGCAAAAGTAATTACCGCAGTATTAGAAGATAAACAAATACACGTACTGCTTCAGGCTAATGTTGAAACTATGCTACGCACACATAACGATATCTGGAATTTTATTCGTTTATACTCTGAAAACAATCAAGCGCTTCCACCATCAGACCTAGTTAGAGAAAAGTTTCGTGACTTTGAGCCAGTTCCTGGAGTAGGATCAACAAAACATCATCTATCAGAACTTCAAACAGAATACCTTAACGATAGCCTAAAAGATATTCTTCGCAGTGCTGCTGGAGATGTTCAGACTGGTAATGGAACAGAAGCACTTGAGCATCTTATTACCAAGACTTCAGAATTAAAAAAGAATACTGCTGCAATCCGTGATATTGATGCTACCGATCTTGAAGATGCTGTTGCATATTATGAAAGAGTCCAGAAGCAAAATGAATTTGGTGCTATAGGAATTAAAACTGGCTTACCAGGATTTGATAACTATCTCCCTGCTGGAATTATGCCAGGGCAACTTGGAGTATTCCTTGCTTATCCAGGTATTGGTAAATCTTGGATGGCACTATATTTTGCAGTGCAGGCTTGGAAACAAGGAAAGTCTCCAATGATTATTTCTCTTGAAATGAGTGAGACAGAAGTTCGCAACCGTGTATTTGCAATTATGGGTGAGGGTCTTTGGTCACACCGCAAGTTATCTAATGGTGAAGTAGAAATTGATATGCTCCGTAAGTGGCACGCCAACAAAGTTGCTGGTCGTCCAGAGTTTCATATTATCTCTAATGACTCTGGTGGAGAGGTAACTCCTTCCGTTATTCGTGGAAAGATTGATCAGTATAGACCAGATTTTGTTGTTGTTGATTATCTTCAACTAATGAGTCCTAATCAGCGTGCTGATAATGAAACGGTAAAGATGAAGAACCTTTCACGAGAACTTAAACTAATGTCTATTAGTGAAGAAGTACCTATTATTGCTATCTCATCTGCAACTCCAGATGATGTAAAAGACTTGAGCACACCACCTACACTTGGTCAAACTGCTTGGTCAAGGCAGATATCCTATGATGCTGACTGGTTGCTTGCACTTGGTCGTGGAGTTAACAGCGATGTAATTGAGTGTGTATTCAGAAAGAATCGTAATGGATTTATGGGTGACTTCTTAGTTCAGGTAGACTTTGACAAAGGCTACTATCGTTATAAGGATTTTGAAGATGGCAAATAATCTCTATAGTGAAGAGCAGATCCGCCGTGTACTAAACGGTTCTGGAATTGAGATTGAAGCAGAGTTTGGCAATGACTTTATTATTTATTGTCCCTATCACAACAATAGCAGAACTCCTGCTGGAGAAGTTGCAAAAGATAGTGGGCTGTTCTTTTGCTTTGGTTGTCAAACTACAAAAAACCTAGAAGAATTTATTATGTTTACAACTGGAAGATCTTATTTTGAAACTGCTCGCTATATTAAAAGCAAAGAAACAGAAACAAATATTGAGTCTGTTGTAAACAAGACAATGTACGCAGCACCTGACTTTGTTCAGTATGATGAGGTATTGATTAAGCGCCTTAATAATCAGGCATTAGAGTCTCCAAAGGCAATGAGGTATTACGCTGGAAGATATATTACAGAAGACTCAGTAAAAAAGTTTTCTTTGGGGTACTCAGAAAAACAAGATATGGTGACGATACCTGTTCACTCTCCAGATGGCATGACAATTGGATTTGTTGGTAGGTCTGTTGAGGGCAAAGAGTTCAAGAATACTCCAGGATTACCAAAGAGCAAAATTCTTTTTAACTTGCATAGAGTAAAGACTTCTAGTATTATATATGTAGTGGAGTCATCATTTGATGCTATCCGCTTAGACCAAGTAGGTTTCCCAGCAGTTGCAACACTGGGCGCTAACGTTTCTGCATCTCAAATGAAACTGTTAGAAAAGTACTTCAACAATGTTGTACTTGTTGCAGACAATGATGAGGCTGGCAAGATCATGAAAGATAAGTTAGTTGAAAAACTTGGATCTCTAGTCAGCGTAATCAACATAGATAAAAAATACAAAGACATTGGCGATATGGATGATGATGCAATCAGGAGTATTGAATTCCAGTTTGACAAATCTATATCTTCTATGCTAAACTAATATAATAACACAAAGGAGAAAGATATGAGCGTAGTAAAGGGACTCAAAAATATTAATGCCCTGCTTGACAAGCCAAAGTATGATGAAAACTCACCAAAGGTAAAGTGGCTAAAACTTGCCGATGGTCAATCAGTAAAGATTCGCTTTATTGAAGAACTAGACGAAGACTCAGCAAATTATAACGAGGGTCGTGGTCTTGCTTTAGTTGTAAAAGAACACACAAATCCAAAGGACTATAAGCGTAAGGCTGTAGATACAATGGAGTCAGAAGGCCGTGACTGGGCAGAAGAGATGCACCGCAAGGATCCAAAGGCTGGATGGCGTGGTCGTCTTCGTTTCTACTGCAACGTCCTAGTAGACGATGGCATTGAAAAGCCATATGTTGCTATTTGGTCAATGGGTGTAAGCAAGCAGTCTGCTTTCAATACCATTCGTGAGTATGCTCTTGAAACAGGAAGCATCTCAAACTTGGTTTGGAAAGTAAAGCGTAATGGTCAGGGAACTGAAACATCTTACACACTCATTCCATCAGCACCAGACAAGGAACCATTTGATTGGTCTGGAACTGAACCGTTTCCATTGGAACTTGCTCTTCGCAATATTCCATATGCTGAACAAGAAGCATTCTATTTGGGCTTTGATGGTCCAACTACCACTTCTGCAACAAACACAGACTGGTAATAGATGAGTTACGTAGGCTTACACGTACATACTCACTACTCACTATTTGACGGCGTAGCAACTCCACAAGAGTATGTTGACCGTGCTAGTGCTTTAGGCATGAGTGCAATCGCAATCACAGACCACGGTACGTTATCTGGTCATCGTGAGATGTATCGCATGGCTAAAGAAAAGGGTATTAAGCCTATACTTGGCGTAGAAGGATATTTTTGTGCTGATAGATTTGATAAGAGGGCAAAGGCAGAACGCACTGAGCCAACTGATATGGTCTATAATCACATTATCCTTCTCGCTAAGAACCAACTTGGTTTAGAGAATCTAAACAAGATTAATGAGATCGCTTGGACTGAAGGATATTTTAATAAGCCACGCTTTGACTTTGAAGTTCTTGAAAAGTACTCAGAAGGCATTATTGTTTTATCTGGATGTTTAAGCGGTATCATTGCAAAAGCACTAGAGCACGGAGAGTATGCTCAGGCAAAGAAGCATATTGAATGGTTTAAGAGAGTATTTAAAGATGACTTCTATATGGAGTTAATGCCACACAATGGTGCAGAAGTAAACAAGCAACTTGCTGACTTAGCAGATGAGTTTAAAATTCAGACTGTTGTTACTCCAGACTGTCACCATGTTGACGAGTCACAAAAAGAAATTCAAGAGTTTAAACTATTGATGAACTCTCACGCCAAGGTACAAAAAGATACTACCTATGAAAAATCAAAGAAGCAAGATGGAATGCTAAAGCGTCTTGATTATCTATACGGCGAAGATAGACAAATGTCATTTAACAAGTTTGACATTCACCTTCTTTCATATGATGAGATGAAGGTAGCCATGGAATCCCAGGGTATAGTAAGAGAAGATATGTATATCAACTCTATTAGCATTGCAGACAAAGTAGAAGACTATGACATTAAAGATGGATTAAACTTACTTCCAGTACAGTATAAGAGTCCAGACAAAGAACTTAAAACTCTTGCCTTAGAGGGTTTGAAGACTCGTGGCTTAGAAGGTAACAAGGAATACTTAGATCGTCTTGATGAAGAGTTAGAGATTATTAAAAACAAAAACTTTGGTCCTTACTTTCTTGTAGTTCAAAATATGATTGGTTGGGCAAAGAAAGAAGGAATTCTTGTAGGCCCTGGCCGTGGTTCGTCAGCAGGATCTCTTGTATGTTATACCCTTGGCATTACAGACATTGATCCAATTAAACACGGACTTCTATTCTTTCGTTTTATTAATCCAGATCGTAATGACTTTCCTGATATTGATACAGATATTCAAGATACTCGTCGTGAAGAAGTAAAAGACTATTTAGTTAGACAATACCGACACGTAGCATCAATCGCTACATTTTTAGAGTTTACAGGAAAGGGGATTGTTCGTGACGTTTCACGAGTACTAAATATTCCACTATCTGATGTAAACAAAGTGTTAAAGACCGTAGATACTTGGGATGACTTCTGTAGTTCAAAATCAACACGAGAGTTTCGTGAGAAGTATCCAGAAGTAGAAATCTATGGAGAACAACTTCGTGGCCGTATCCGTGGTACTGGTATTCACGCTGCAGGTGTAGTTACTGCAAAGGAGCCAATATTTAGACACGCCCCAATGGAAACAAGATCTGCTACTGGTAGTGATGAACGCATTCCTGTTGTTGGTGTGGATATGGAAGAGGCTGAACGAATTGGCTTAATCAAGATTGATGCTCTGGGTCTTAAGACTCTTAGTGTACTTAAAGATACTATTGATATGGTTAAAGAAAATCATTATGTAGATATTGATTTGCTTTCAATTAATATGGATGATAAAGATGTTTATGAAATGCTTTCTAGTGGATACACCAAGGGTGTATTCCAGTGTGAAGCAACACCATACACAAACCTTTTAATTAAAATGGGAGTAAAGAACCTTGATGAACTTGCTGCATCAAATGCTTTGGTTCGCCCAGGTGCTGCAAACACAATTGGTAAAGACTATATTGACCGTAAGCATGGTCGTCAAAATATTAACTATCTTCACCAAATTCTAAAACCATTTACGGAGGATACTTATGGCTGCATTCTTTACCAGGAACAAGTTATGCAAGCATGCGTACAACTTGGCGGTATGTCCATGTCGGAAGCAGATAAAGTTAGAAAGATCATTGGCAAGAAAAAAGATGCTAAAGAGTTTAATGAGTTCCAAGATCGTTTCATTAGTGGTGCTAGTAAGTATATCGCCCCTAATGATGCTTTGGATCTTTGGCATGATTTTGAAGCGCATGCTGGGTATTCGTTCAACAAATCGCATGCCGTTGCTTACAGTACTCTCTCGTATTGGACAGCGTGGCTCAAATACCACTACCCACTAGAGTTTATGTTTGCTCTTCTTAAAAATGAAAAGGATAAAGATGGAAGAACTGAGTATCTTATTGAGGCAAAAAGAATGGGCATTAGTATTAAGTTACCTCACATTAACGATTCGGATAAAGATTTTAAAATTGAGGGTAAGGGTATTCGGTTTGGACTCAGTGCTATCAAGTTCATATCTGACACGATTGCAGAAAGATACATATCTGCACGACCATTTAGTTCATACAAAGAACTTGAAGAATTTACATTTACCAAAGGTAACGGAGTAAACTCTCGTGCCTTACAAGCGCTAAGAGTCATTGGCGCAGCAACGTTCTCTGATCATCCACGCAATGATGATGAGATTAAAGAGCATCTTTATGAATATCTAAACCTTCCAGAATTCAACATTACAATTCCGTCACACTACTATGCATTTATTAGTGATACAGAAAGTTTTGAAGAAAAGGGATCCTTTATACTTCTGGGTATGGTCAAAGCCATTAAGCGTGGTACTGGTTGGTCAAGAGTTGAAGTTCTTGATAAGACTGGTAGCATCGGCATATTTGATGAAGAGCAGACAACAATTGAAACTGGAAAAACATATTTGCTTCTTGCAACAGATAATAGAATTGTTTCTGCAATACCAGTTGATGAGATCAAGGGTTCAGACAATGCCCTTGTAAAGTTTTTAAGTTATAAGCAATTGCCCTATTCGGATGAAGAAATGTTTGTTGTTTCTTTTAAGCCAAGAGTCACAAAGGCTGGTAAGAAGATGGCAACACTAACCCTTGCAGATACTGGAAGAGACCTACACCCTATTACAGTATTCCCTACGGCATTTGCAAAAGCCTATATGAAACTTGAAGAAGGCAAGGCATACAAGTTTAGTTTTGGAAAAACAAAAGATGGAACAATAACACTGGAGGATATAAATGCTTGACGATATGGCAATAGAACTACACAAGAATGCAGTTGAAAAAGGTTTTTGGGGAAGTCCAGAAGATCACGACGCTATAAATGATATATTTATTGCTAAACAATGTATGATGATTGTGTCAGAAGTTACTGAGGTAATGGAAGCAGTACGTAAAGATAAAGGCGAAGAAGAGATCACTAAAGAGTTTGCAGATATTATTATTAGGACACTTGATCTATATGCAGGAATGGTTGAAGCAGGCTATACTAGATTATCACTTGATCAAGCACTCAAAGAAAAGATCGACTTTAATAAAACTAGACCAGAAAAACACGGGGTACGATTTTAATGTCAGTAACAATGGAAGAAGTACTAGCACAACTTAACCCTAAGTTGCGTAAGACTATTATGGTTGGAGACTCAGTACCTCCAACAGAATATGCAGCCACACCCAGTTTTGGTTTAAATCGTGCTCTGGCAGGTGGACTGCCTTATGGCAGACAGGTACTGGTTTGGGGATCAAAGTCCTCTGCAAAGTCCTCTCTATGCCTTCAGATGATAGGTCTAGCACAGAAGGAAGGTAAGGTTTGTGCTTGGATTGATGCAGAAATGTCATACGATAAGGTTTGGGCTGAGCGCCTTGGGGTAGACTCATCTAAACTTATTTATTCTCAGGCACGTACAATTAATGAGATGGTGGACGTAGGGACAAACCTTATTAATGCTGGTGTTGATATTGTAGTTATTGACTCAATTACATCTTTGCTTCCTGCAATTTACTTTGAAAAAGACTCAGACGAACTTAAACAACTAGAAAATACAAAGCAAATTGGCGCTGAGTCTCGTGACTTTAGTAATGCTTGGAAGATGATTAACTATGCTAACAATAAGGTTAAGCCAACACTATTTGTATTAATTTCTCAATCACGTAATAATATTAATGCAATGTATACAAGTCAGCAACCAACAGGTGGGCAGGCTACAAAATTTTACTCGTCAACAGTCATTAAACTGTTCTCATCAGAGTCTGACAATCAAGCCATTAAGGGTAAGATAAAGATTGGTGATAAGTTGATTGAAGAAAAGATTGGTAGAAAGATTCGTTGGGAACTGCAGTTCTCTAAAACTTCTCCAGGATTTCAGTCAGGCGAGTATGACTTTTATTTTAGAGGAGATGAAATTGGAATTGACTCTATTGGAGATCTTGTAGATACGGCAGAAGCAGCAGGGCTTGTAAATAGAACTGGCGCTTGGTATCAACTTGATGATGGAACAAAGGTGCAGGGCAGAGACGGGTTTATTAGTCGTGTTAAGGAAGATCTTGAATTACAAGAGTCATTAAAGAAGAAACTTTCAGATGGCTGAAAAAGAATTTAAGGTGTTTGAAGGCAAGTTTCCCTGCAAGAAATGTCAAGAAGAGGTTACATCTCTAAGGCTTTGGATTAGTTCAGGTGATGCTACTTGGATGTGTAGTAAGAAACACGTATCAAAGGTAGAACTTATGCCACAAAAAAAGAAGAAAGCAGACTTTTAATATGAGTGAGCGTTCTGAATCTAAACGTATAGGTGCTAAACAGCATAAGAACTCTGGAAGAAATAATACAAAGGGGGATGCTTCTTGGCATAACTTTGTTGTTGATTTTAAAGAGTGCTCAAAGTCTTTTACTTTGAATCAAGATGTGTGGGCTAAGGCTGTTACTGATGCACTTAAAAAAAGTATGGATCCAGCCTTGATCATTGTTCTTGGCGAGGGGACACAGAAAGTTAGACTTGCTATAATTGAACTAGATATGTTAGAACAGTTAGTAGAAGGAGAATAAAATGACAGAAGGTACAGGACAAACAACACTAGATATGGTTAATGGTTTGGCAGAGATTGCTGAATTTATGGAAGACGAAGAGTTAACTATAGCACTTACGATGATTGCTAAGTTAATCATTAAGCCAGACATTCCTATGCCAGTGGCAGCAATTGAGATTGTTAGACTTCAGGCAATTGCAGGAAAGTTAGCGTTAAAGGCTACTTGGATGGCAAATGTTGACAAGAATAATCGGGCAAAGAAAAACATTTATTACACAGCAGCAGAAGCAGTAAACAACTTGGTCTCAGCATTAAAATACATAATGCGCTAACCTGGTATACTTATATAAACAAAGGATGAATATGACTAAGAATTTACTACAATCTGTAATGCTTAAGCCTGCAATGAAAAAGAATAATATTCTTGATAGTGATGCTTTAATTGAAAAAATTAAGCATGGGTATATTATTAATCGTGGACCAAAGCAAACACAAAAGAAAACTTTTGCCCCGTCTACAATTGCATACTCACACGGAGAGTGCCCTAGGTATTGGTATCTAGCATTTGACGGTCAGATGTTTGAAGATAATGCAGATGCTTACGGAGCAGCAAACATGACTGCTGGAACCTTGTCTCACGCAAGAATTCAAAACGCTATGATGAATGCTGGCATTGTTAAGATTTATCGTGATGACAATAATGAAGAGACTACTGAATTTAAAATTCGTCATGATGATCCACCTATCTTTGGATATGGTGATGTTATGCTTGATTGGGAAGGCGAAGAGATTGTTGGCGAAATCAAGACAATGCTTAACGAAGGTTTTGAGTATCGCAAAAACTCTATGAAGCCAAAGACTGGTCACTTAATTCAGTTGCTTATCTATATGAAAATCCTTGGTAAGAAAAAGGGTGTTCTTATTTATGAAAACAAAAATAACCATGAACTACTTATTCTGCCAGTTGAGGTAGATGATAACTATCGTGAATGGATTGATAACGCATTTCAATGGATGCGTGAAGTTCGCAAAGCCTGGGAAGCCAGAACTCTTCCTACCAAAAACTACCGATCTAATTCTAAAATTTGCAAGACATGTCCAATTCAAAAGGCTTGTTCAGATGCTGGAGAAGGCGTAGTAAAGATTAAATCAATGGAGAAGTTAGTTGAAACTATGTAGTAGATGCGATGCCTACTTTGATCCTAAAGTAAGTTATCAGATATATTGCGGTAATACTTGTAGAGATGAGGCTACAAGAGAAAAGATTGCCGAAAGATATCATCTAACACGAAGTCAAAGACGAATTGGTAAGATAAGAAAATGCCTTGGTGGATGCGGAGTTTCTTTATCAATATACAATGAGTCTGGATTCTGCTCTAATTGTAATATAAGTGAAAAAGAAGTAGCAAAGATGATTAAAGAGTTGAAAGGGTTTATTGAGTATGAGCAAGAATAAGTGGGGCCTAGAGTTACGTCCAGAACGTATCTGTGCTATTGATGCTAGCACTAAAAGTCTTGCCTACGCAACATTTCATGATGGACAACTTAAAGAAGTCGGTAAGATTAACTTTGATGGTAAAGATATATATGAAAAAGTTATTGATGCTGGTAAAAAATCTAAAGGAATGTTTGATCATATTATAAATGTAGATGCTATTGTTATTGAACATACCGTGTTTATGAATAGCCCAAAAACTGCTGCAGACCTTGCATTAGTTCAGGGTGCTTTGTTGGGTGCAGCAGGTCAGTCTGGGATCAATACTATTGGAAAAGTTTCTCCAATCACATGGCAAAACTTTATTGGCAATAAAAAGATTTCTAAAGATGAAAAACTTTTTTTAAGATCTAAAAATCCAGGTAAGTCAGAGGCTTGGCATAAGGCTAATGAGAGAGAATTAAGAAAACAAAGAACTATAAACTTTATTAATCTTCAGTATGATAGGGCTATTACTGATAATGATGTTGCCGATGCTTGTGGTATTGGGCATTGGGCTGTAAAAAACTGGGCAAAGGCTATTGGCAATGAATAGCGATGTTAAAAAGGCTGCTTTTCTAGAGCACCTGTTGTTGATGGGGGCTATTGAAATGGACGGTATTGACGGTGATACTGGAGAAATGCTATACTCTATTACGGACAAGTTAGAAGAGGTATCGCCACGTATGTTTGAGATGTTGTCAGAAGACTTTAATTCAAAAATGTATGAGATGATCTACACAGGTCCAAAAGTAATGAAGTGGAAATTTGATTCGGAGTTTTTTGATGGCTAAATTATACACAAACGAAGTTTGGCTTCGCAAAAGATACCTTGTAGATAAGAAATCTCCAGAAGAAATTGCAAAAGAATGTGGGGCAAGCATAGAAACTATTTATGTATACCTTGCTAAATTCGGACTAAGGAAGTCAAGACGATGAATAAAATGCAAAAAATAGTTATTGGTTTGGGTATTGCTGGAGCAGTAGGACTAACCTATGTCATAACAGCGTTAAAAGGTTTGCCAGAAGCATTTGAATGGGAAGAGGATGAAGAAGATGAGTGACAATCTAAATATTACGGTAGATCAAGTAAACCATCCAGCACACTACACTACCGACCCATCTGGTGTTGAGTGCATTCAGATTACTCGCCATCGCAATTTTAATGTTGGTAATGCCTTTAAGTATTTGTGGAGAGCAGGACTTAAGGATGAGTCTAAAACTATTCAAGACTTAGAGAAAGCAATTTTTTATATCAAAGATGAAATCAATAGACTAGAGGGAAAATATGTCAACTGAAGATGATCTAGTAAAACATCTTGATCAGGTCAACACTGTTGTCAGTGAGTATTTAAAAGGTAACGACCCTACAGTTATTTCAAAAGAACTAGACATTCCACGAACTCGTGTTGTATCTTTAATTAACGAGTGGAAAGTTATGGCATCTGCAAATGATGCTATTCGTGCCCGTGCAAAAGAGGCTCTTGCTGCTATGGATGCACATTATGCAAGGCTAATTGGAAAGTCTTATGAGGTTATTGATGAAGCCTCTATGACTAATAACCTTAGTGCAAAAACTGCAGCAATTAAACTTGTTATGGATATTGAGTCTAAGCGTATTGATATGCTACAAAAGGCTGGTCTTCTTGAGAATAAAGAACTGGCAGAAGAGATGGTTGAGATTGAACGCCGTCAAGAAGTTCTTGTTGGAATCTTAAGAGATATTGCTTCTGAGCATCCAGAAATTCGTGATATTATTATGCAACGCCTTTCTGCTATTGCTAAAGAAGGGGAAGTGATTACT